ATGCGAGAATTTGCTGTGTCACTGACAACGATTATTTCAGTAAGGCCCGTTAAAACTCCTATGTCAGTCAAGACACCAACAGAATTTTGAGCAAGCTTTCCTGTTGTCGTGTCCCATCGCATCAGGGCGTTGTTTGTTACGGCGGTGGCAGGGCCGACAATATCACCAAAAGTCGCAGGAGCAGTCCGATAAGCTGGCACCCCTCCCGTCACCGAAAGCACTTGATTAGTTGAACCAATAGCTCGTTTAGCCAAAGTGTTTGATGCTGAAGCAAAAAGAATATCACCAGTTGTATAAGAAGTTTGACCTGTGCCCCCGGAAGTTTCAGATAAAGCCGTGTTTAAAACAAGGCTCCCCATATTAATAAAAGGAATACCACCACAATTTTGAGTACCACTGACCCATGCGACAGAACTATCCTTTAAGATGGCATTGGCAAATAAACCATCAACATAACCTTTATTCGTTGCTTCATCTGAATTAACGCCGGTTAATATTTTCCATCGACCATCACCGCGCAAAAACGAAGTGACTGCCCCGGCACCATTCTTACCTTGAAAGATCGAATCAACATCGGCACCACTTCCACGTTGAATCGTGACCGGGCCTTTTGCAATCGATGTGGTGATCGATGCGTCGATGTCATACGCTTGTTGTAAGCTTACGACTGACGATCTATTTTTTGCATAAGCCATTAATCAGCTTATGCCAAATGATATTCAGGAGTATAGTTTGCTCCTTGGTTCGCATTGAGTTCAATTTCAAACTCTGGCCACTCTGCAAGCAATGCGGTTGAAAATGAAACTGCTGAAGCTCCGATTGTGATGTCTCCGATTTGAGTCATCTCAGCTTTTTGCGATCCGTCTGTTTTCTTAACGAAAATCTTTGCTGTCACGGCAATCGGGGAAATTGGAAAGAAAAGACCAAGTACACGAAAGCCCCGCTTATCGACAACGCCCGATGTTGTGGTCGTAGAATCAAATGGTAATGTACCGCTTTTACCCGGAAGTTTTGGCCTGTCTGGGCCTTCTTGTGGAGGTGATTGTGCGTCGATTGTTGCTGCTTGTACTGGTGGCATATTTGCTCCTTCGTTGGTGTGCTTGCTGCGTGAAAAAAGCCGGGGCGATTAAACCCCGGCCAATGCTTAAAGTACTGTGTTTGCGAGATATGCTTTCAAACGCGTTACACCGTTGCCGGCTGCGCTCAATGCATAACCAAAAAACGTCGCGGTGACAGCTTTTTGGGTTTCACTGTTTGCCTCGTTCCAATAGAGTTGATCACCAATGGCGACCACATCGGTTGTGAGGTTTGGCACATTACGAAACGCTCCGTTTGTGCTGTATTCCAAAAGTGCGCCAATTGCAGCGTCATCTTTTGCAATAACTACTTTGTCACTGATTACATTGATATCACCCGCGACGACGGCTGATCCTGAAACTGTTACTTGTAATGTGTCTCCGTTTGAATCGAAGATTGCTGCTTCTGCTGCCATAATGGCTCCTTACTTCAAAGTTTTCAAATATGGGGGAACCCATAGGCTCCCCCGTCCGTTTTAATTTAGAGGATCAAACTCCGGCTGATTTAAGCCCGCCTCTGAACTCTTGCAGTTCCACACCAAAATCATGAAAACCGCGCATGTCAACTCCCAATGTGTCAAACCGGGCCTGTGCTGTTTCAACGGTCGGTGTTTGTTGACCATTAAGAAAAGCGGCTTCGATCACTGGAACACTCAACGCATTTGAAAGCAAATAGGTCGCCGTTGCGCTGTTGTTTGGGATGTTTGCATTGCTCAAGTAAGTTGACACAACAGGAGTATAAAGACCCTTGTGAGGGTTGCCATTAGGCTGCAAGGCTGTTGCGGTGCCATCGACAATCAATGTGTCATTGTTCAATTGACGATTCAACACCATGTTTTCAGGTGATGTCAAAAGAATTGAGGGACTTGTGGCCATTGGGTTTCCGTTGGGGTCGGTGATTTTGAAAAAGGTTTCGACCATACGTGTCAATTCTGTGATTGACAATGCTGCACCCGTCAACAATGTTCCATTACCGGCTGTCCAGAAAGTAGCGTTATTGAGAAACTTTTCCCAAAAAACGAGGTTGAATTTGATCGCACCACCACGACCAAGTTTGAAGGGAACGCGAGTAAGTGCGTCCAAATCATCATTGATCAAGTTTGTACGATTGATACCAAACATTTTTGCATAGGTGTCGATTTGGTTTGTGTACTTCACTTCACCAACTGTTCCCGACGCGATTTCACCACCAGGGCCGACAAGTTCATAATTCATGTCGCCTGTGAGACTGAAACTCGAAACCTCTTTGAAATCCGTCACGCTACGAATATCTGCAATCATTCTCCAAACATCTTCGACATCATTGAAACCGTCAACAAAGAATTTATTTGCGACGTTTGACAAGATTCCGCCCAGAGACAAAGTACCGAATGATGTTGCCGCTTGAATCATCATTGCTGCTTCAAAAATACCACGGGTATCTTTCTTCATGACATGTGCGCGTCCGTTATAACCATTTTGACGGGCAGCAATGCAAAACGCTTCGTCAAGACCAAGACGACCACCAAAGTTTTTGTCAGAAGCTTCAAGTTGTTCGGTGGTAAATTCTTTAAGAATCTTCTCTTCACTCCAACCACCGGCACGAAGAATGGAAATCTCCATTTGATTCGCAAGAACATGGCCGCTCATTTGTGAACCATTACCCTCGCCAATATTGAATGAATTGACATTGTTGTCACGGCTTGCGCGTAATGATCGCAATTCTTGTTCGCGTTTGGCGGTGTCATAATCCCAACCAGCTTCCAAGCATTCATTGTGAAATTTTGGATCGTTGGCACATAACATAGCCATCTTGTTATTTTCAATTGTTTCGTCACGCAATTGTTTTTTGTATGTTTCGACATCTTCCTGGCTGAAAGATGCTTGAAGGGCTGTAGGTGCGCCGGCTGTGACGAGTTCTTTTTTGGCGGCTTTTTCTTTTTCCGCTGCTTTTAGACTTTCAGCTTCAGCAGCTTTCAGGGTTTCAAATTGAGTTTTGAGTGCTGCGAGTACTTCGTCACTCAACTTTTTAATATCATGGCCACCCGCTTTGAGCCAATCTTCAAATGTCTTCATATAAGACTCCATTTCTTTGGTTTCTGCGACATTGGCCGCGACTTTTGTTGATGTAGAATCGTCTGCGCCCAATAGAACAAACGAAGTTTCTTTTAATGTTGATGTACGGGCGATTAGTACCGGCCCGTCAAATGTTTTCCCGTTGGCCTCTGCCGTTTCGCCCTCTTCGACGAAAATAACACGGCCCAAACGCGCACCGATTGAAGCTTGCCATTCGACACCATTATCGGAACTCTGAATAACTTCTCGTGATGATTCGTTGTCAAAACTAAATATGCCCTCGATGTTGATACTGTCTTTACCAATCGTGACGCCATTTCCTTTGCCGTTCGCGGCTACTGTGTGACCGACGGGAGTTTTTGTATCGTGATTCAGAAGTATTGGTCGTTGTTTGGCCGAAACTTCCATTCCAGCAAGATCAACGACAATCGGATCGAAGAAACCGACATCCATTTTGTCACCATTGTATGCATTTATGCTAAATGAACGGATTGAATTATCGTCATCATCTCCGGCTTTAGCTTTATTGTGATCTTCTGGCCGGTGTTTTTTACCTTGAATTACGCATGAACCTACACCGCCTGTAATCTTTAAAAATGATGGATATTTCATGCTGTGGCCTCTTCCTCTTCCTCTTCGGTTTCTTCTTCATCAGGGTCGGGTAATAAAATGGGGTTGGGTTGAAACAATTTGATGCCGAGTTTTTCAGCTTCTTTTTCTTCTTCAGCGATTTGGGCAAATTCTGTTTTCCAGTTCTTGCCCTTACGTGCATAAATTTCAGCGTAATTTGTCGCTTTTGATTCTAAATCGTTTCTATCAGCCTTTGATTCCTTTTCGGGATCGATGGCAGCATCACCATCAAAGAACCATTTGAATATAGGTGTATAACCCAGGCGGCGCACACGTTGAGGAAGTACACCGTCAATAAGTATCGCCTCATCCCACCATGCAAAAAACATTGCTTGTAATATTTTTCTTTCAACTTGCTTTTGTCGAATCTTCAAGACCTTACGCCATGTCAATCGATCCAAACGGCCTGATGCATAGTTGTATCCTGACGAATCACCAGCAGCTACGTTATAAGGCATCAGAAGTGAACGGGACATTTCTGCCACGATTGCACGTTTAAATTCTTTATATGTTGACGTTGGGTGTTCAGCTTTGACCTGTTTCATGTCCCAGCCATCCGGCAAAACCAGCATCATTCCATTTTGGAGTTCAAATTCTTCCATTGACTTGAACTGACCATCACCCGCCGATCCAGTATTAGAAAGCGAATCATTCATTGTGTTTGATTGTGTGTGTAACACCCCGGAAAACGACGCCGCAATCTTTGCCGCTTCAATAGTTGACAATGAATAAGAACGCAATTTCGCACCAAGCGGTAAGGCCGTCGTGATTTCTGGGATTCCCCGGTGTTGTTCGGGTCTGTTTGCTTTGAAAAAATGTATCACCGCAGATTTAGGCAACCTTTTAGATTTGAAAAAACCTGTTTGCATAAACGACGCGCCGGGGTGTCTCTCGCTGAAATCATACGCAATCGGTTTACCGATATCATTGAGTATGACGCCATCAATATTTTTATCACTGAGAATTCCAAAACCTTCAGTTGAATTTGAACAACGTTCGGCATCTAACATCACATAATCGAGTTGTACTTGTGAACGAACATTATTACCATTCGCTTGCACCATGAATGATTCACCGTCACCGACGGCTGTTTGAAATGCCATTTTTACAAGATCGGGACCGTCAATTTCTTCAAACCAAGTGAGCCATGCATTTTCAACATCCATATTTATTGTTGCATTTGGGTCTAAAAACTCCATGCGAGGCCCAGTGCCGACGACTTCATTTGCATAGCCTTCGACCATTGCGCACAAATAAGCGTTGTTTGAAATCTCGTATCGTGAGCGATTACGTAATATCTGCCTTACAGATGGACTATTAGCTTGATCAGCACTTAAATTATCAGCATTTGCCCAATGGCGTTGATTCATGTGATTAGTTTGTGCGGCATCATATTTGCCGCGTATCATGTTGCCCTCATTATTACGGGCCGGTGTCGCATGGCGACCAAATGACATTTGAAATTTTCCGATCTTAATTATCATTGAGTACCGGGCACATTAAAGACACGAATCAACATCCCCAAAAAATCTTTGTGGTTGGCATCGCCGACCTGATTGTTTTTTAGATGCTGCGAAGCTTTGATTTGATCGGGCAATGAGTGTTGTTCGAACAAGCCCATATTATTTTGACCTTTGCGCGGTCTTTCTATGTTTTTAGCGATGGTAACATCGGGTTCGACATCGGGCATTCGTTCTCCTTAACCTAAAAAAATGAGGAGACGACCGGGCGGTCGTCTCCCCTGAGAGAAGAAAAGCAATCCTTCAGGGAAAGCTATGTAAAAAATATCAAATTATTTGAAGGAACGTGAAACAAACCCGGGCGTTTTCATCAAAACAAAAACATATTTGCTATATCTGGTAATTGATCGGTCCAAACCGTCAACATGAGGGCGAATCTAGCCCACCACGGAACGAACGTCACGCAATGCGAGTGCTTAATCGCTGAAGGTGAAGGGCTTGAAATGGGGCCTTAAATGGCCCGTAAGGCATATTGTTTTTGAAAATTAATCTTCAATGACAAAAAAACCCTCATCGTCGCCAGGGTCTTTACGCTTTCGATTGTCTTCGTGTTCTTTGGAATATTTGTCATCAAGAATTTCAATGGACGAAAACCGTTTTGTGCAATGCCCGCAAATTCTATATCTACGGATTCTCACATTGCTCATTTTCATTGTTCGATAAACACTTGTCATTCTCGAATTACATGACGGACATCGAATTCCATCATTAGCTCCATGAACTGTCATTCGCCCCGTCTCCTTCTCGCTAAAATCTCGGCCATTGATTGCGGTTTTGATGGCGCTTTGGGAACGACCGGCCCTGATCCATCCAGCTTCACTCCCCGCATCGAAGCACCCACCGCACACAAGACCGACGTGTCGAGAAAGTCATTGTCTGGATCACCGACCCGGGGCGAGAACTCAAAGACGGTTCTCTCTTTAGCAGTGACCTCGACCGCGTACTCGCTGACCATGTGTTCGGCGTACATGCGCAACACCCGGGCATCTTTACCAAACAAGGACAAGCAGCCATCACCGCTCATGCCTGTTGATAGCCTTTCATGCACCCAGCGCTTCCAATAGTTTGTATCAACAACCACATACCGAACGGTTTGTGAGTTTTTAGGGTAAGTCAACATCCAGTTTTGACCACGCTTTTCGCCCTTCTTACTCGGAATGTCTGTCATTGGTTTTGTTTTTGCACCATAGTAACGACCATGTGAGGGGAATACCCGAGGCCCAAACGGTGAGATTCGGCAATAATTATAGATCGCATCTTTCGACAGTTCGTAGTTCGCATCAATTAAAACTTGATCAACCTTCATGATCGCACCATCGGCTCTCATGTAATCATAATTCATAAATACCGGGACCGCTGTTTCTAAAGCTTTATATAAATCAGCACTGTAATTCCCACCGTCATGATGAAAAAACTTATTTGCTTTGGCCTTTGTGAAATATGGAGTTAATTGATCAGGGAAAGCTCCATAATCAATCAGGTAACAAGTTCCATTTGTTTCCCAGGCAAACACCGTATAAAAAAGTAATCTTTTCTGAACGTCAATACCAACCGTGACGTATTCACAATCTACAGGAACCTCTCGACGATTAAATCCATTTGTTTTCAAAACGATCTCATTGACTGTCAACATTGTAATATCGTTCGAGACTTTTGATTTTGGTTGATTTTGGTATTCACTCCAAAATACATATTCTTGGCGTATCTTCAAATTCATTGCACTTTGTAATGCGCTGGCTTCATCGTGATCGAATCGTGCCGCCCATGACACCAACGCGCCCTCTTCCAATTCTTCAGCATGTTCTTTATAAAACTCCGTTGCAAGTTTTAGATTCTTGTAAATTTTGAATGATTCGTGATAAATTTTTTCATACTCATCCCATATTTTTTCATTAGTGGGAAAATCGATAATCATTTTTGTTCGTTGGCCTCGCCATTCTGGGAACAATTCAGAGTTTAAAATAGTGTCTGCCATGTCACTCTCTGCAATAACGGTGCAAGGCATAAAACCAGCGATCTTTTTGCCGGGGCCAGCTAACCCCAGGACATCACCCGATACCACTTCCAGGCGAAAGTCATTTTGCTTGGGGCTGTGGGCACTCTCCTTCGATTGCGGGTCATCAACCACTACAAGGTCAGGTCGCAATTCCACCCCTGTTTTAAGTGTCTTCTTATGCCCGCGAATTCGGCCCGTGATGCCCGCACATCTGATAATTGATCCTGACGATTTAGAATCAGGAATTGTGGCAAAAATAATCTCCTTCGCTTTCCACGATAATTTAGTTCGAACACCTTCACATAATTGAGAGTTGGCCCGGGTGATCGATCCTTCGAGTTTAATAATGGGGAAGCAAATTTCAGGATAATCTTCGATTAATTTTTCATTTTCTTCAAATTTTAATTTGATTGAATCAAGAATCTGAGTCGCACTCAGTTCGTCTGAACCGACTAATATAATGAACTGCCTGTGTCCGTAAACCAAAGCCCAGATGCAGGCGGTTTCTACTAAAACCGTCTTGCCACTGCCTCGCGGCATGGCCAGGGCGAACAAACCACCCTTTAAAACAGAATCCTCAATCTTAGATATCGCTTCAAGATGAGCTTCACCCCAATCAAGACAAAATGTTACAGGGAAATAAGTTTTACAGAATAATTTAAAATTGAACTCGCACTCAGCACGGCTGGCTTGATCGACGGGTGCCGGTATGGGGCCAATGTCCCGGCCCTCCCTGGATTCCTCACGACTTCGCCGGGCTGCTTCTTTTAC